ATGGTTGAGCTTAGCAATAAAAAAGTATTGATGAAAAAATTGACGTTCGGAAAATATCGCGGGCAGGATATTGCTGATTTAGCTAAGACGGTTGATGGGAGGCAATATCTTAACTGGCTGCGCAATCAAGATGACTTGGGAGAGGATTTGAAAAACACATTAGATCACTATTTATGTTCTTTAAATTCTTGATGATATATTGGCTCGTCTTAATGCTTTGGATTTTGGCGATGCCACTAATTTATTTATTAACTTTAATTTAAACCATATGAACAAAGCACAATTAATTGGCAACCTGACTAAGGATGTCGAACTAAGAAACACACCGGGAGGAAAGATAGTTGGCTCAGCTACTCTGGCGACCAATAAGGTAGTAACTGATCAGGCCGGCAATAAAAATAAATACACCACATTCCACAATCTTGTTATTTGGGGAAAGGCGGCCGAGATTATCGCTCAGTACGCGCATAAAGGCAGTAAGCTGTATATCGAGGGGGAGATTGAAAATCGCTCTTACGATGGCAAGGATGGCGTTAAGCGCTACGTCACAGAGATAATTGTCAGGGAGTTTGAATTTCTAGACTCAAGACAATCAGACTCACCGGCGGCCGCGCCTAAAAAACCGCAAGAAACTGAACAGGGAGAAGAAGAGGAAATCAGAGTTGAAAATATCCCATTTTAAAAAAAGTTTAACTTATCTTCATTGCAGATATGGCAATATGTAAAATAGACCAAAAACAGGCGATTCCAAGCGAGGATAACGAATGCATGGCATTAACCCAGTATCTTCGCTTAAAGGGCCTTAAATTCAGCCACATAGCCCAGGAAACGCCGATGGTGACTTACCGAGACGGAGTTCGGACTCCTAACTGGAAAACCATTCGCCGGACAAAAGCTATTGGAATAAATAAGGGCGTTCCTGACTACATTGTGCTGATCGAGAGGAAGCCGACAGAGGTTGCCGGCCAGCGCAATAACATCCTGCTATTTATTGAGATGAAAAAGGTGAAAGGGGGAAAGGTCAGCCCGGAGCAGGCCGAATGGATAAATGCTTTAAATAAAGTGTTCGGAGTCGTGGCCGTAGTTTGCCATGGCTTTGATCAAGCGAAAGATGTGATAGATGCCTATGTCAGATAACAAGGAAAAATTTAAGCCGATAATCAATAAAGTGTTAGACTGCCAGTCTGCGCTGATTAGTGATTTTATTGCCTTTAATGATGAGCTGAAAGAGATCAGTCAAAAGAATCTTGGCAAGCTAAAAAACAGCATTGTTAGGAACGGATTTACTAAGCCGATAATTACCTGGCACATGAAGATTTTGGACGGCCATCAAAGAAAAATCGCGCTTGAATCTTTAGCCTTTGATGGGTATACGCTGCCGAAAATTCCTTACGTTGAAATTGATGTTGATAGCGAAACTAAAGCGAAAGAGATATTGCTTACTTGCGCGGCCCAGTATGGCGAGGTCACTAAGGAACGCCTGGAGTATTTTATATCCAATAACCGATTAAATGCGCTTGATTTAAGCAGCTTTGTAGCCTTACCGAGATTAGAGGATATTGCCTGTCAGGAGATAGATCTCAATGAGGAGGCGCCGGAGCCGAAAGGTGATCCGGTAGCTAAGATGGGCGATGTTTATCAGCTCGGCCGCCATAGGCTTATCTGTGGCGATTCTACGGACCGTGCGACTATAGAGCGGTTGATGGACGGACAGAAAGCGGACATGATTTTTACTGATCCGCCTTATAACGTTGACTACACCGGAGGAATGGGAACGCATGCTAAAAATGAACGAGAGGGAATCTTAAACGATAAGATGAGCGCCTCGCAGTTTTATGCTTTCCTTTTGGCTGCTTGCCGCAATATGATTGATTTTTGTACCGGTGGTATTTATATCTGTATGAGCTCAAGCGAGCTGGATACTCTCAAGGTCGCCTTTGAAGAATCCGGGGGCCACTGGCAGAGCTTTATAATCTGGGTTAAAAACACATTTACGCTCAGCCGCTCCGATTATCAGCATACCTATGAGCCGATACTTTACGGCTGGCCGGAAAAAATAAAGAACCATTATTTTATTGAGCTGCGCGATAATGGCAATGTCTGGGAAGATATCATGAAAGTAAAATCAGAATATAACGGCGAGAATACGATCATAAAGTTTCAGGGCTTTGAATTGCGACTAAAGGGAAAGGTTGAGGGGCAGATTAAGCGCGGCAAGCAAAAGACTGATATCTGGCGTTATAACAAGCCGGTGAAGAGCGATGAACATCCGACAATGAAACCAATTGAGCTTTGCGCCGAGGCAATAAAGAACAGCTCTACCGAGGGCCGTATAGTTTTAGATTTATTTCTTGGTAGTGGCTCAACTTTAATTGCGGCCGAGAAACTGAAAAGGATTTGCTATGGCTGCGAATTAGATCCGAAGTTCGTTGATGTGATCATTGACCGGTGGGAAAAATTGACAGGGAAAAAAGCTATTAAGTTAAAAAATTAATTCGTTCCCCTGTCCGGGTGCTATGGTATCGCGGCGGGCGACCTTTCGTCTGGTTAGGTTTAAAGCCACTGATTGCTGACCGCGGAATAGCAATCAGGCATCCGGATAGGGGAATAGAAAAAATATGAATTCAAAACAAATTAAGAAAATCAGGCAGGTTGCTAAAAGGCAGCTGACTGATACCGTTAGGACATTCTATAACCACATGCTAGAGAAGAAGCCGTGGTGGATTCCGCGTTGGTTATGGAAGCGGTTCCTGAAATGGATAATTTCTCTTTAATCATATGCCAAGAACAAAAAAAGCTGACCAGGTGGCCAAGGATAGAGAGAAGCGCAAAGCTACCTTAAAAGCCTTGTCTGAATGGAATCCGCAAGAGCCGTTTGACGAGGATGATCCTAATCAAGAAAAGTTTATTCCGAGGGATAATTTTAAGACTACAGCCGGCATGGGTCGCCCTACGGTAATGACAAAACAGGTGCTAAAGAATCTTGAGGATGCTTTCCGGATAGGCTGCCCTGACCGAGAGGCTTGTATTTATGCGGAAATATCACTGCAAACGCTCTATAACTACTGCGAGAAGCATCCGGAGTTTTTAGAGCAGAAAGAAGCCTGGAAAGAAGTACCGATTTTAAAGGCTCGCGGCAACATTATCGAAGCTCTGCACAAGAAGAGCGTTGGCGATTCCTGGCAGTACTTAATTCGCAAGCGCAAGGCTGAATTTGCCGACATGAAAATTGATGCGCCAGTTGAATCACCTTTGACCATAGACGACCTGGAAGCCCTGGACCGCGGTGACGTCCAGGTGCTTGATCAGAAGAAAAAAGCGGTACCGGTTAAAACTAAGAAATCTAAAAAATAATTTTATGTTTGGAAAAAAATCAGGTGAGCCTCCAGTCTGGAGAAAAAGCGCGACAGCCGGACCAAATCCGCCTATCAGGAGAAGAATAGTTGATCGTAGTATGCTTGAATTCCATATTGAGCAGCAAGACTACTTCGGCACATTGGCAACTGTTATCAGCTTAAGTCTGCAGACTAAGCAGGAAATTCCTGAGAGCGTAATTGATGACCTAATGTATCTTCAAAGGAATTATAAAATAGAAAGAAAATAGAAAATGCAGGTCACTCAAAGAGACCTGGACACGATCCTAAATAAGAGGTGGCGAATGGAGCATCTCTACAAAATAAAGACCGAAGATGCCAGGCTGACAAATCTAAAATTCAACGAGGTTCAGGAAGAGCTATGGGATTATTGCGAGAGCAAAGGACACCGGGGAATTGAAATCATCGTAGACAAGGCGCGCAAAGAGGGCGTCTCAACTTGGTGGTTGATTTATTATTTAGACGATACGCTCTGGACTCCCAATACTACGTCCGTCATCCTGGCGCACAAGGAAAAGGATCTCAGGAAACTTTTTAAAATAGCTAAGCTGGCCTACAGCAATTGCCCGAAATCGGTAAAGCTCGAGTCCGGGAAAATCTGGCACCGCCCGGAGGCTAACTATGACAACGTCAATGAGCTGACCTTTACCGAGATCAATTCAACGATTTACATCGCCCTGGAAAACAGAGGCGATACTCCCACGAACCTGCACGTCTCTGAAGCAGCTCATATCAAGGACGTAGAGCAGCGCCTTATCCCGACCATTGCCGCTGTTCCGTCAAACGGCCGCTGCAACGTCTCAATCGAGTCTACAGCTAACGGCGTAGGCGATTGGTTTGAGGAGACGTTCCATGAATGCGAAGCCGGAGAGGGGGCATATAGGCCGTTCTTTTTTGGCTGGTGGAAAAAAGCGTTAAACTGCATCACCCCTCCCAAGGATTACCGGCCGAGCGAAGAGGCGCAGCATAAAGCCAGCCTCGTATTGTCGCGCTACGGCGTTAAATTAAGCCCAGAGCAGCTTTGTTGGTGGGATGTGACCAAGAAGAAGCAGAAGCGCTTAATGGACCAGGAAAACCCAACTGTGAGCGAGGACAGCTTCTTAACTGCCGCCGGAATGGTCTTTGACCCGGAATCGATGCAGAAGATTACGCCGCGCGCTCCCATATCTCGCCGGCCGATTAAGGTTGAGACAGCCGAGGGCAAGACCGAAACATTCTACGCCGACATTTACGTTGAGCCTAGGCCGGGCCGACACTACGTCTTGGGAGGAGATCCATCTGAGGGCGTGGGAGGAGACCGCAGTGCGATTGAGATAATCGATTCTTTGACCCAGGAGCAAGTAGCTGAATTGGTGAGCGACAGATTGAAGCCGGCGCAGATGGCGGTCGTTGTGGAAAACTTGGCAAAGTACTACAACAATGCTCTCGCGGTAATTGAAAGAAACAATCATGGCCATACTGTTTTAGACCGGCTTAAAGATATATACGGAAATGTCTTTTGCATGGTTACTATTGACGAAAAGACGAGTAAGAGGACTAAGAAAATGGGCTGGCTCACTACCGGCGGACCGGGCGGAAACAGGGATCTATTGCTTGACACATTCGAGGGTGTGGTTGCGGACTTGTCAGTGAAAATTTATAGTGCTATACTTAAATCAGAAATGCTTAGCTTCGTCACCGACGACACCGGCAAGAGAGAGGCGAAACAAGGTAAGCATGATGATACAATTTTAGCATTCGCGATAGCGTTGAGAGTTGTCAGAATGCCTAGGACTTCGTTTGATGTCCAAAGGCTAAACTAATGACAAAAATCTCAACGCGTTTTAGTTTGCGGAAATGGCTCGCAGCTAAGACATTCGAAATCTTTAATGGCGGCAGTTTCTCCCAAGGCCTCTACGGCGAAATCAGGCAACCTCTTAACGGAGTCAGTCTGATGGGAATAAAACTCAGCCCCGACTCGCTTTTCACCGTATTCCGTAATCATGGTGATGTTTTTGCGTGTATCCGGGAATTAAAGGAAAATGTCGGCTCCCAAGGCTATCTATGGGTTAATGCTGCTGATCCAAACAAGGACCCGGAAGCGGCCCAGGTGAAAGTGGCAGAGACAGCCTTAAACTACGGCCGCTCATTCAGAGCTTTAAAAAATAAGATTATTCAATTTCAGCAAATCAGCGGGACAGCTTTCCTGCTGATTTTGCGTTCCGCCGGTGATCGCAGCAAAATCCTCGGCTTTGATGTCATTGATTCGAGAACTCTCTCGGTTGTGACCGATGACTACGGAACTATTTTAAAATGGATTCAGCGCGTCAAAGGAATTACCCAGGTTTACGAGCCTGGCGATGTCCTTGTTTTTAAACAACACGATGACCCGAATAACCCAGTGTTCGGGCTATCGCCTCTTGAGCCGATAATCTGGGAGACGAGAACCGACCTATCGGCCATGATTTCAAACTACGCATTCTTCACTAACGATGCTACTCCGGGCGCGCAGTACATCTTGGAAGAGGGATTGACCGAAGCGCAGCAGGACAAGATCGTTGACGACATCAAGCGCCAGCTGCAAGGTCCTGAAAACCGCAACAAATCGATTGCGGTCAAGGGCGTTAAGGAAATTAAGGTATTGCAGATCGCGCAAAAGGACATGGAGTACAATCTGATGCGCAAATTCACCACAGAAAAAGTCTGTGCGGCTTTTGGCGTACCCAAAGCCATCTTGAACTACACTGACGGCGTTAACTATTCAAACGGCGAGAATCAGACTCAGAAATTCTGGGAGGGAACTATCGACCCATTGCAAGATTTACTGGCGGAATTCGTGAATAACGAAGTCTTGCCGGTTTTAGGCGTGAAAGGAATAAAGCTCGAATTCAATTCCAAGGCTTTCAACGACAAAGCCTGGGATGAGGCTTCAAGCCGGGCCGATGTTGAGCATGGCATTTTAACCATCAATGAAGCAAGAGAAAAGCGCGGTGCTAGCACCTTTGACCCCAAGACTTACGGAGAATTCGTTGATAAGCCGCTTATTTGGAATGGCTTGGGAGTACGGCCGCTTGATGATATTGGTATCGATACGAATCCGGATGGCACGCCGGCAATCTTAAGCGAAGATCAGGCGACTAAAGAGATTGAAAGAATAAAGCGGATTGCTGATAAGAATCAGCGCAGCCAGGTGCCGGCGCAGAAGAGCTTTAACATGAAAGACCTGCACGCCTTGGCCGATGAAATTTTAAGAGCATAGTTTTTATGAATAAGGAGCAAATCGCACAACTTAAAGAACTGATCAGGGATAAGCAAGTCGACCTGTTGACCAAAAAAATGGACGACTTGATTGAGGTAATGAAGAAACGCCCGGAACCGCATTACATCATGCAGGTTCCGTCTGAGGTTCACATGTCCAACTTTGAGCCGGCTCCGGACAAGGTCAAGGTCTCGAACTTCCCTGAGGCGGTCAAGGTCTCGAACTTCCCTGAGGCGGTCAAGGTCTCGAACTTCCCTGAGGCGGTCAAGGTTACCAATTTCCCGGAACAGAAAGAAATTCAGAAAGTAGAAATTATCAATCAGAAACAAGAAAAAGATAATACCCCATTTTTTAGCAAGCTGATTACCAAAGCAGCTGAATCGATTGCGGAAGTTTTCCGCGGACTCTGGGAGGGTGGTATCGCAATCAAGCAGAACACAAAGAAGAATCCGATTTATGTGATCAATATCGATGAGAAAGGCGCACCAGTCGGACAGGCAAGTTTGCAAGTATTTGGCGGCGGAGGCGGAAGCACAACCTCAGCCGTTCCTACCGTCATTAAATCCGGAAAGGTTGCGGTTGATGTTCCGGGAACAGCTGTCGTCCTGGGCGAAGCTACGACAAAGACCAAGAAGATTACTATATCCGCCTCGTTTAACAACGCCGGGATAGTATGGGTCGGAGATAGCGCAGTCTCAGCTACTAACGGCATAGGCGTTCCGCTTTTACAGGGTGCGACCTATCAGCTCGAGATTAATAATTTAGCAAGCATATTTATCGATGCCGAGAACGCTGGCGATGCAGTCAGCTTCGTGGCTTTAAGTTAAGCATATGAAGAAGAAATGGCTTTTAATAACAATCATAATCGCTGCCCTAGGAATTGGCGGCATAGCTTCGGCCCAAGTAACCGCACCTAACCTTTGGAAGATCGTAAGCGGCTCAATTAGGCCGGTTGTGAGCTCCTGGGAACTAGGCAGCGCCACCTCCCGAATTCAAAAGGGCTGGTTCACGAATTTAGACGCCTCTAACGCGACTATCGGCTCAATTGCGGTAAGTGGAACGGTTTCAGGCGATATGGTCGTAGGCGGGCAAATAAGGGCCGCTAACGGAACCTCAACGGCTCCGTCTTATTCTTTCAACTCTGACACCAATACTGGCCTGATGTGGACCGGAAATGATGCCTTTAAATTTGTTAACGGCGGAACCGACACTTTATCCATTAGCTCATCCGGGCAGGTCAAGATAAACACCCTGGCAAGCTCAACCGCTACGCTGATCATGGCCGACACTTTAGGCAATCTTTATAGCTCAGCTGATAATCGGATCACTAGTGCCACGTCACCGCTCGTCTTGGCGGCTAATAATCTAAGCATTACCAAGGCCAGCAGCACAGCATCCGGCTACCTTTCAAACACTGATTGGTCCACCTTTAACAGCAAAGTGAGCTCACAATGGACGACATCCGGCAGCAATGTTTACTACACAGCTGGCTCGGTAGGGATAGGGACGACGGCACCTTCACGGAAATTAGAGGTCAGCGGAGATGTGCTTTTTGGTTCAGCTATAAATACTATCTCTTCAGCGGTTCATACTAGTATTAAAGCTGATATAAATGAGCATGGTTTAATTGTGGAAAATAATGGTACAGCATTTTTCTCATTTGTTTCTAAGAATTTACAAAATGATAACATGGTTTTATTTGGAGGAGGAGATAGTGCAGGAGATAGAGCGCTTGAAGTTCGAGGAGGAGGAACTGAAGGTTCATTTGTGGTTACTGGTTCTAGCAACGTCGGGATAGGGACCACTGCACCCGGAGAGAAGTTGGAAGTTAACGGCAACATCAAGGCAACAGGCTATAAATCAAGCGATGGCACGATTGGCACGTCAACCACAATAAACGTAAGGAAAGCTGACGATTCAGGAGCTTGTACGATCACAGTTAAGAACGGACTGGTAACCGCGACCACCTGTCCGTAGGCTTTTTGTTGGCAAAATTTGGCACCGTGTTGCGCTTTTCCTCCCAGACTGGACTAACTGAACGGAAACGGACCAAATTAACGAAATTTGCGGCTAGAAAATTTACATAGAAAGAGATGGAATGCTAGCGCCTCGTACGAAAGAAACCTGAGAGGCAAAAAAGTACCTTATCAACCTGAAAAAACTTGACTTAATTCGTGTTCGGAGCATTGTGTTGTCTTGACCACTGCTGTCTCAGTGGTCAGCTAATAAACTAAGCACAAAAAAATGTATGACAAACGAATTAAGAGAGAGGATGACGGAGTTCGGAAAATGGCTCCTAGTCAAAAAGGGAATCGGCTATGTGACGATTTCCGGGTATCAAGGATCAGCCAGCCGGCTGATAAGAGCGCTCAAGACCTACGAGCCGACTCACGATCAGATAATCAACTACATCGTGAAGATGCACGAGAAAGAGTACTCCTACGCCCACATCGTCAACACGTCGCTGGCGCTGGAATGGTACATGGATTACATCGGCAATCCGCTGCAACTCGGCCGGCCGAAGAAACCAAAGACAATGATCAAGAACACCTTGAGCGAAGCGGAGGTGACACTGCTGATCGATGCGGCCAAGAATATCAGAGAAAAATCGATAATATCTTTGCTTGCATATTCCGGTATCAGGAACAAGGAGCTTTGCAACTTGCGCGTGAACGACGTAAACCTTGGCGACAACATGGTCCGCGTTACCCAAGGCAAGGGAATGAAAGACCGGCTAATCAATATCGCCGGGGAATGTTCCCGGATCTTGATAGATTACCTGAATCAGTTTCCGAGGAAAGGAGAGGATTATCTCTTCACGACTTTGAGAGACGGCCACAAGTACAACCCGAGCGACTTAAGGAAATTGGTCCACGTGCTATCACGCCGGGCCAAGATAAACAAGAGAGTTTATCCGCACCTGCTACGCCACAGCCTGGCAACAAACCTGCTGAAGCGCGGCGCCAACCTCTACATGATCAAGGAACAGCTGGGGCATGTCTTTCTGGAAACGACCGCGACCTATTTAAGGACATTCCCGCTGAACATCAGGAACCAATATCAAATGTTCGTACCAAGTTATCTATAAATAATTTTTACACATATGAATCAAAAAGCATGGTCGTTCGACAAGGCGACAATGACAAAAATCTTAAAAGGAGCGCTTATCTCCGCCACTGCGGCGGCCGGTATCGCGGTGTGCGATTACCTGGGGGCCTTAGACATCTCCAATCCGGTCTTGGCCGGCTTGATTGCCTGGGCGGTCCCTACGTTTACTAACGCCATCAGAGAATGGGCTAAAGGATATTAATTTTGTGAAGAATAGCATCAAGAACATTTTAGTCGGAACAGCGGGAGCAGCGGTTATCGCTGGCGCGGTGATTCTGGGAGGGTCTACACCCTCCCCCATGACCGTGGACGAATTTAACACGCTGATGCAGGTCTATGACTATGAAATCAAGCAAGCCGGCGGAGACGTCGATTTGCGCGATGTTAGAAATAACGCCATAGAGAAGTTTAATCAGCTGATTCTTTCCCGGACAGAAACAAAGGGTGTGGTATTGAATGGCAAAAGCTATACGGCCGCTCAGTATACCACCTTAAGAAATAGCCTGATCAACAAGGCTAATAAAAACACCATTAACGAATAAGGCATGTGCATAGACAATCACACAATCAAAGATGCGGAGGACTATGTCTTATTCAAGGCAGCAGCTCTTAAACAGGAGAATGGAAAGTTTAAGGCTGTGAGCGAAGCAAGATTGCAACGGAAATTAAATCGGTCATTCAAAGCTCAGATGGAATGGATAATTGAGAAAGCGGCCGAGCTAAGTTTTTTCAACAATAAGTCATTAATTTTGAGACTCGAACGCAAGGCGGTACAGGATGAAATAAACAAGATGCTCGATGAGCTCCCAGAGAACCAAGAGATTGCGGAGAATATCGCTAACAGCGGCAAGACAGCATACAGCAAGGGCGCCAAGACTTTATACCTGAAATTCGGAATGGATGCAGTCGGCCTGGATTTTGACCTTGTTAACCCTTACGCCATCGATTACCTAAACGCGAAGAAAACCCTGCACCTGTCGGACTATCGTGGGAGCATTAAGAGAACGACTAAGAAACAGATCCTTAAGATATTAACCGAAGCGGCCGAGACTGGCCAAAGTTATCAGGAAACTGGGAGAAAGATACGCGCCCAGGGAGCTGAGGGGGTATTCAGTCGCTTTAGATCAGAAATGATTGCCACGAATGAAATCGGCCACGCTTACGGAGAGGGCAGCCACAAGATGGTAGACATCTATAAGCGAGAGACCGGGGCAATGATGCAAAAGTACTGGATAACGGTGCAAGACGAGAGAGTAACACCGGAATGCGCGGCGAACGAATCAGTCGGCTGGATAGGATACGATGAACACTTTCCCTCCGGAGACGATATCGCTCCCAGGTCCACAAATCCACGTTGCCGCTGCGATTGCGGATATCGCCGGGTAGATACGCAAGGCAATCCGCTTTAAAACTAGAAAATAAATAGAAAATAATAAAATTTATATGAAAATTCAACTCCAAACCTATCACTTCCAAATAGCTGTTAAGGAAGTGAAAGATCTCGGACAAGACGGGGTGGAAATTGAGGGTTATGCCTCAACTCCGAATATTGACCGTTATAAGGATATCGTCGAGCCTGCTGCTTTTAGCAACGCTCTGACTTTATTCATGAAGAACCCATCGCTGTTGCGCTCCCATGATCCGGACCGCCCGGCCGGCCACGTTGTAGAAGCCAGGATAACCGATAAAGGTCTCTGGATTCGCGCCTTGGTAACCGAAGAGGAAACTAAAAAGGATGTTCTTGAGAATCGTTTCCGCGCTTTCTCAATCGGTTATATTCCGCTTGAAAGCACCCTGCAGCATGAAGATGGAACTCCGTTCAACGCTGAAGTAGACAGCCCTTGGGATAAGGACATGGTCCGCGTTATCAAGAAGCTCGACCTGGTCGAGATTTCAATAGTTTCAACTCCTGCCAACGGCAACGCGCTCTTCACGATCGCAAAATCCGTGAAGCAGTACTTTAATCAATTAGTCACTAAATCTATGTTGATCAAAAAAGAAGCCGGTGTGGAAAATGAAACGCCGGAAAAAACTGAAGAAGAAATTGCCGCTGAAAAGGCGGCGGCCGAAGAAGCGGCTGCCAAAGCTGAAGAGGGCGGAGAAAAACCGGAAGAAGAGAAGTCTGATGAAGAAAAAGCGGCCGAGGCGCAAGCTAAAAAAGATGCAGAAGCTGCTGAAGATAAGCCCGAGGGTGAAGAACCTAAGGAAGAGGCTGAAAAGGGCGCTGGGAGCGCGCCCGCGGATGGTGGAGAAGCCGGTAACGGCGAGGAACCAAATGCCGAGGCCAAACCTGAGGAGAAGCCTGAAGAGGCGAAACCGGAAGCAGGAGAAGCTATAGGCGTTGATAGCGAGACGGCAAAGTCGCTGCCGGAACTCGTACAGGCCGGGCTCTTCGTTGAGTCTAAGGATGCCGGGGCAATTAATTTGCCCAAGTCTGTGACTAACCTGATTGCCAAAATGGTCGCTTCCTACAAGGAGCTGGCCGAAAAGGCGGCAGGTATGGAAGCCAAGCTGGCTACTATCCCGGAAAAGCGCGCTTTAACCGTCATGGGTCAATACGAGGAGAGTAAGGAATTGACCAAAGACGAGAAGAAAGAAGCGAGTCCGGAATTCATGGCCATGTTCGGCATGAAAAAATAAGCGACATTTAATTAACTAAATTTAACATAGCCAAATCTATGGACGTAATCTCAATGTTGAAAAAGATGGCAGGTGTTGAAGTCAAGGCCAATGAGGTCATGAACACTGGTAACTCTGGCTACGGCGCGGAATTCGTTCCCTCCGAAGTCTTTGTGAAAGAGGTCATTGACTTGATGCCTAAGTACTCCAACCTTTTGCCGTTGCTTCCTGGCAACCACGGAACTGGTCTGCCTAAGAAGTACACCGCCGCCGCTAAGGGTCTCTCTATCGGCGACACCATGTTCCAAGGCAAGGGTCAGTGGACCACTGGCACCGGAAGCCAGACCGAAGATGACCACGGTCAAGCTAAGGTCAAAACTAAGCAGGTTTCCTTGGAGCAGGTCAGCTTCATTTGCGAAGTTGATATCTCCGACGAGCAGCTTAAATACAATGCTGCTAATACCGAGGAATACGTTAAGTCCGAAATTGCTCGCGGTATGGCTTTAACTGTTGATGGCTTGATCATCAATGGAGACAGCGAAACCGGCGCAACCGGCAACGTTAATTCCGACGATCAAGCTCCGGCTACCACTTACGCTGCTAACGGCGGTGCTAAGTACTATGCCTTGATGATTGACCACGGTATTCGCGAACGCGCTATCAACGGCTCCTATACTAAGGACTTCGGCACTTTAGCTGATACCGACTATATGGATCTGTTGGGCGTTCTTGGCCGCTATGCGACTATCCCGGGTGAATGTTTATTCATCCAGCCTATCCAGGTGACCAACAAGATGAAAACTTTGGATGCTTTCAAGCTGATTGCCAATTCCGGTGATCGCGCAACCATCCAGAGCGGCATCGTTCCGACTCCTTTTGGTGTCGACGTGTTGACTCATCACCTTGTTCCGCTTACTGAAGCGGACGGAAAGGTCTCCGCTACCGCTGGCAACAACACTAAGGGTCAGACCTTAGCCTTGTACAAGCCGGCTGTCCAATACGGCTTCGGCCAGGACTTCAAGCTGGAGGTCGTTCGTGTCGCTGGTTACGGTTATCGCTTGGTTGCGACTTTCGACTTCGCATTCACTATCGTGGATTCCGAAGCCAGTCTCTCCAATCCGACTGTTGCCGCTGGCATCAACATCACGTTGTAGTCTTTTTCCGCTCCCGATCACTCGGGGGCGGTGCTAAGACTATAAATAAATCTTTAAATTTATGAATGACGAATTAAATTACAAGGTAACCGGCCTCGAACAGCACGCCAAAGGATCTATCACTTACGGCGAGCCGGCTGTTGGCGATACAGTCATAGTTAATAGCAATACTTTGACCTGCGTAGCTGAAAGCCCAAGCGCCGGAGAATTCAGCAGTATTGCTGAATTAGAGGCTCTGATTGAGGCTTTAACCGGCATCAACTCAGAAGTAGCTGATGGGGTAATAAACATCGTAGCGGCCGCTCCAGGGGCCGCAGGGAATGCGATAACTTTAGCTTTGGGAGAAAGCAACACCGGGACCATGGTTGTCAGCGGCGCGACCCTAACCGGAGGCGTAGATGCGACCTATACGGATGCGATTGAATTCTCCGGAATTAATCCGGAACAGGTCGATGCGGTCATCGATATTGATGCCCTAACAGCGGCCGGAACTGTCGTGGTTACTCCTCAAGTCAGCATGGACAAGGAAAACTGGATTGATCGGACCGCGAGCGCGAGCCTAAACGCCACCGGAGTCAGCGAGCTGCATACTACCGAGCCGTTGGCATTCCTCCGCTACAAGATCGTCTTGGGCGGAACTGCTCCGACTGCCAGCTTAAAAATCAATGCTCGCAAGAGCGCTTAATTAATTAACTATTTTTAAATAGTTTAAATCTATGAAATACGACTTAAAAAAAGATCTAACCGACAAGTCCATGGTCGCTTTAAAGTGGCATGGCGATGACACCAAGGTCCTTATTTACGGCGAAGCCGAAAAGATCGAGGTAAAGAAAGGCGACGTGATTAATGTCAGCCTGAAGCAGGCTCGTGAGCTGCTCTCTTATTCCTATTTGTGGACCTTTGATGGTGATGAGCCGGTCAAGCACAAGTACAACGAGATGGTGGCGAAATTAGCTGCTAAGGAAGCGAAAAAGGCCAAGAAAGCCGACGAATCCGAAGAGGGGGAGGAAGCCGGAGATGATGATGACGAAGATATCACCGCTGATGATGTTGACGGCATGAAGAAAGCCGAAATTGTCACTCAGCTGAAAAAGCGCGGCGCCTCTTTCAATGACCAGGCTACCAAGGCTGAATTAGCTGGGCTCTTAAAGGATGTGTTATCTGACCAGGCTGATGGCGAAACTGAAGAAGCCGACGAATCCGAAGAGGGGGAGGAAGAAGTAAAAAATTAATTAGCATTTAGGATATGGGTAACACCGAGGATAAAGCTGAAATCACAGCTAATAAAACATTTGATAAAAAAATAGCGTTTTTAATAACGGTCGGAGCTGTAATTCTAGGTTGTGCCGCGGCTTTTTATTCTGTGACCGCTCGGGTGGCTGTTCTAGAAAGTAGAGCTGATCAAATGGAAAGTAATTACAAGACCGCCCAAGATGCAGCCACTAAGTACTACGACCTAGCCACGAGTATAAATACCCGTCTATCGAACATCGAGGGCTTCCTGGGAGCGACCGGATATAAATCAAAATAATATGAATCTCTACGTCACAACAGAAGAAATAAAATCTTTCATGGGAATAACCGCATCTAGTAGCGATACTTTATTGGCGATGTTCAATAAGATGGCTACCGCTGTCGTTAATGGTGTCCTGGGAGCGAATGATTTATCTCTTCATAAAGTGACCGATGAGGTTCATGATGCCGACGGTCAGTACTTGGATTTATACGATACGCCGATTGTGGCAATCAGCAAGATAATGAACGGAGATGACGAATATACCCAGGACGACCCCTACGACGTCCTGGTGAGCCGCGTAAAGCTCGAGAATTGGCTATCAGCTGGGCCTAGGGAAGCGAAAGTGACCTATGCGGCCGGATATCACTCTTACGGATACGCCAAGATAACTATTACCGATTTAGCTAACCTGGCGGCCGATGCAACCATTACGCTCGGCGCCATCAACACAGATGGATATACAATCACTCGAGGTACAGACTGGAGTCCCGCTACCTCGATTGAGGACGAAGCGACGGCAATCGCTGCGGCCATTCAGGCTAAGGCCGGCACGAACGCATTCGCGCTGGGCGGCGATGTCTATGTTATTGAGGGAACCAACCCGCAAGTCGTAGGGAGGACAATAACGACGTCAGATCTCGTCAGGTTAGCTCTATCGGGAAGCACCTTGCAGCTTTCAAGTAATCAGAAAGAAAACATGCCGGAGGATATCAGACTGGCAGTCATGATCTACGTAGCCAACCTGATGAACTCCCGGAAGAATCCTAAACTAAAGAGCTACACGATTGGGTCGAAAACCGTTAGCTTTGCCTCCGATGCTGAATTTAATCAGTTTAATGACCTCTTGAAGCCTTATAAAAAGGTGGGGGTAAGAACCGTATGATCGGAGCAAATGCGACCGTCTCGGTCTACAATTTAGATTTTGGAGCCAGTACAGATACCTATCCGGCAACGGCCGACTTTTCAGGGGTAGAGGCTTACATTGAAAGCAAGGGGGCTGATCTGGTCCAGGTGCTCGGGGACCAGGCGAATTTAGAAATCTTTGACATGTTCATTGATCCGGTCGCAATCGAAATAGGCGCCAAAGTGATTGACGATAAGGGGAGAGAATATCGAGTCAGTGGAATTGAAAGACACGAGAATAACCCTGATAGCGATGACTTATACCGGATATCAATGCATTCAGAAAAACAATAGTTATGCCAGCAGTATCGGTTAAATTTAAATACAGTGAAAAAGACTTTAATAATTTCAAAAAAAATCTAGCTTCAGGAGTGAGAATGGCGGCCGAAGATACCTTGCAAGACATCAAAACTACAGCCAAGAGTCCGGGGTATGTTCCAGTAAGAACCGGAACCTTGAAACGGTCAATCACTCACAAGACTGAAGTAGCGATGTCCGGAGGGACGATGAAAATTGGATCTATTGGAAGTAATTTGGAATACGCCGCCATTCAAGAATTTGGTGGACAGACTGGGAGAAATAGAAGTGTGTTTATTACCGGAAAATTGTACTTGACCAGAGCTATTAATAAGAACCTAGCATCGCTGAAGCGGCGCCTGTCAGCAATAAAATTAATCAAGAAATAGAGATATGGTAACAGCATTAAGCAAAATTAAAACTATCTTAGACGGAATTTCCAGCTCTATTTTGCCGCTCAAGTTTAAGTACCTTGAGAGTAAGCCATCGAGCTTCCCGGCGGCTATGCTGATCAGCAATGGATTTAATGAATCGATGTTCACTAATAGCAGCAACCAGGTAGTAGAAAGTTTTACTATACGCCTAGTCTATCCACAAACCGAGAGCTCGGCCGGATATGAAAAATGGCTGACTCTGGCCGATGCGGTTAGCGCAGAATTCCGGAAGAAAGAAAATCAGACACTAGCCGGCGAGGCTGTCAGCTTCCAGGTTAACCAAGGATTGCCGCCGGCATTCTCAGATACCGAATACATTCAGCCAGTCGTCATTTTTGACATAATCGTTGAAGCTAAAATTATTAAGCAAATTTAAAATATGAAAAATCAAGACAAGGCGTCGGTCAGCGAAACGCCAAAAAATAAAGAGCTGTTCCATTTTTCAGGCGGTGGCTTATACCAGCCGATGTCGATAGAGGCCGGTAGCTACCAAGAAGCGCTAGAGAAGTGGGAGAAAGATAAAAAAGAATTTAAATAAAATAACAACCATATGGGAAAAGGAATTGGCAGGCAGATACAATTTGGTATCGCCAAAGAGGCATCCAGGGGTACCGCTGAAGCGGCGGCAACTTTTTGGATTCCGTGGACCAGCTTGGCTTTAGATGAAAAAATCGAGCTGGCCGAACATAATCAATCACTAGGCGTAGTTGAGGGTTCGTCTGGTGCAAGCATCGTCAAGAAATGGGCTGAGGGAAGTATCTCCGCTCCGATTGGCGATAAGCACTTTCCGCTCATCTTAATGTCATTGCTTGGCGCTCTTGCCACGGCTGACAATGCGGACAGTGATGCGAGCATTAAAGACCATACCATCACGGTGGGCCAAAGCGCTCAGCATCAGAGTCTATCTCTATTCTTAGACGATCCGTTAGCGGCCGCTGACTATAAGCACGCCTTGGGAGTCGTGGAAGAAGTAAGTATCAAGTACGAGGTTGGCAAGATGCTTGAATATGAAGCAAAGGTCAGGGCTAAGACAGGGGAATTGGTAGTTGCCGGCTTAACTCCGGCCAGCACTTCGGAGAATAACTTCTTAAGTCAGCATGCTTCATTTAAGATCGCTTCCGCCCTTTCCGGATTAGGAGCCGCCAGCGCTTTGACTGTTCGTTCCATGAACATCAAAATCGCCCAGGCTATTCAGGAAGATGCTGCGCTTGGCAATGTTGGCCCGGCAGACTATACGAACGGTCCAGTGACCATTGAGGGCGAAATAGAGGCCGTCTGGGAGAGCGAAGCAGCCTATAAAACAGCCGTTCTTGCCGGTACCGCAAAAGCCATGAGAATGGACCTTATTAATTCAGACGTTACTATCGGTACGGCCGCTCATCCGGAGATCCGCATCGATCTTGCCAAGGTTATCTTCTCGGAGATTACTAAGGCTCATAACTTAGACGATATTGTCATGCAGACCTTGGCTTTCAAGGCGCATTACAGCGCCAGTGATGCCAAGATGATTACCGTCTTAGCGACCAACGCCCAAGCTAGTTATTAATTTATATGAATGACCGACTGGGCGAGTACTCGTAAGAGGCGCGCCCGCCCAGTTGGTCGTTCTCTGATAAACATATGAACGACCAAAAAGAAAGAGAAGTCATCGAGCTGACTGCCCCGAGCGGCAAAAAGCTCAAGGTAAAAAGCTATATCACTGCGCGCGAAAGAAATGAAATCCGCTCAGTGATTCTTCCGTCAATGTCTTTAGACATGACGAATAATAAAGTCGTCGATAATGTTTCGGCTGACATTCTCGCCAAGGCAGAGCCGAAGCTGATTGAGGTTATTGTCGCCGAATATGATGGAAGCTCTGAAAACATTCTTGACCGGATGCTTGATGGCAGCCCGACTGATTATGATTTTATTATCGGTCAGCTTAAGGAGATCAATGACGGAAATTTAAAATTAGCGGAGTAGCGTACCGCTGGGAGCGGTACTTCGCAAGTAAGAACGGATCTCAGCTTACCGAAACGATGGTACAGGCAATCATCTGTCGGGAAATGGGTTGGACCTGGGATGAATATCAAAGGCAGCCTGCATGGTTTATAGATAATCTCTTGCTGATGTTTAATGCAGAAGCGGAGGCTCAAAATAAGAAGTTATGACACAAAGCATTCTGCAAATTTTAGTCCAACTTAAAGACGAAGCTAGCGCATCGCTCGGAAAGATCAGCGATAAGATTAAGGGAGCCGAGAGCGCATCAAATAACTTCGCCAAAGGTTTGGTTGGAGCCGGTATAGGATTAGCGGGCCTGGGAGGCCTTGCTTTAAAGGCGGCTTCAGATGCAGAACAGACTTCGGTTGCGTTTAAGACCATGCTTGGTTCGGCCGAGGAGGCTCAAAGGTTTGTTGCCGAGATGAAACAATTTGCGGCTAAGACTCCTTTTGAAACTTCCGATATTTCCAAAGCAGCTCAAACCATGCTGGCATTCGGATTGGACGTGAAAAGTGTGATGCCGAACATTCAGATGATCGGCGATGTCGCGCTCGGCAATAAAGAGAAGTTTGCTTCTTTATCATTGGCATTTGCACAGGTACAGGCTACCGGCCGGCTGATGGGTCAGGATCTTCTTCAGATGGTTAACCAAGGCTTTAATCCGCTGCAGATAATGTCTGAAAAAACCGGCAAGAGCATGGCTCAACTGAAAGAGGAGATGGAGGATGGCAAGATAAGCGCTGAGATGGTCGCTGAGGCCTTTAAAACGGCCACCAGCGAGGGCGGCCGCTTTTTTGGCGGCATGGAAGCCCAGAGTAAGACTTGGGCGGGTTTATGGAGTACTTTCAAGGATTCCTTAAATGAATTCTTAAGGACCCAGGGAGAGAGGTTTTTGCCGGCTCTAAACAAGATGATTGAGCAGGCAACTTCATTTGTTCAAAATACTTTGCCGCAGTGGATCACTAAGATAGAAGAAACAATCAAGTGGTTTAAAGAACACGAGTGGGCTATATACGCAGTCAGTGGCGCTATTATCGGCGCGCTTGTACCGGCAATTTATAGTACCATTTCGGCATTTGTAGCCGCGGCAGTCGCCCTGGCTCCTTTTATTATCGGCGGCGCTATTATCGGCGGACTGGTAGCCGGTATCGTTTGGATCGTGCAAAACTGGGAAACGATTAAAGCCAAAGCGGTAGAGATATGGAGCGCGATTGCCGGGTTCTTCACTGAAATCTGGACGAAGATAACCGATGGGATTACGGCTGCCTGGAATGGGGTAAAAGATTTCTTCTCGGCTATTTGGGAAGTAATTAAAACAATTTTTCAATTTTGGATATCGTTCGTGGTCGGCCTGGTGATCACTGCGTTTGATTTGATGGGTATTGATATCGTCGCTGTCTTTGAAAAAGTAAAACTATTCTTCCAGAAATTCTGGACTGATTTAAAAATGGTTTTCAATATGGCGATGGGAGCAATAAAACAGGCCTGGGAGTTTGTTTGGAATGGGATATCTGCGTTCCTGGCTCCTGTTTGGGAGGCTATAAAAGGCGCGATAAGTGTCGGCTGGACTTTCATTCAGGAAATGTTCGGCAAGATGTCTGAGCCGGTATCTAAGGCCTGGAATTCTTTATGGAGCGGAATCGGAGGCGCTCTGACAACGGTCTGGGAGGGAATTAAAAGCACAATCAAGAGCGGACTCAATTGGATGATTGATAAGATAAATAGTGTCATTCGCTCATTGAATTCTATCGCCGCTAAAGGTGCTTCCGTATTTGGCGCCAAGGCTCCGCAGATTCCGGAAATTCCGATGTTGGCCGCCGGAGGAATAGTTACCAGGCCGACTCTAGCCATGATCGGCGAAGCCGGGCCTGAGGCAGTTATTCCTTTAAGTCGGATGAATAAGGTAAATCAAGGCTTTAATATAACCGTCAACATTACTGGAAATACTATCAGCAGCAAGCTAGACCTTAAGAACCTATCTGACCAAGTCAGTGAAGCGATAATGGACAAGCTAAGACTTAACAGCAGAGTGGCCGTATGATTCAAGTTTTAATCAACAACGTAGACTTGAGCAGCCAGATCATCTGGGATGGCTTTGAAGTTAATCAGGTAATTACCAGCCAGGTAGATACAGCCAGTTTTGAATATAGGAAATTTGGCAGCCGAACTTATGTGCCGGCCGTCAATGACGAAGTGGAAATTTTTGAGGGAGCAAACAAGATATTTGGCGGCTTCATCGTTAATATAGAGGAAAGGAATTTAAATAATGCTGATGGCTTAGTTTATATAATCCAATGCTCTGACTATGGCAGCCAGCTAGGGCAGATTCTAGCCGCCAAGAGCTATGTTAATCAGACGATCGAGCAAATAATCGATGACCTGATTTCAACCTATGCAGCTGACTTTACAACGACAAATGTATTCTCCAACTTTTCAATCGGCAAGATTGCTTTTAATGAAGTCTACCTGTCTGACTGTATAACCAAGCTGGCCGAAATTGTGAAATACGAATGGTATGTGGATACGGATAAAGATATTCATTTCTTCCCGAAAATGGCCAACGCCGCGCCTTTTGGCTTAACCGATACGAGCGGCAATTATGTCAATGAAACGCTTATCAGAAACATAGACGGTACTCAGATCGTTAATCAGGTTAAAGTTAGAGGAGGAGAAAGCGATGGTGAGGAGTTCACCGGGGTGATTACAGTCAAGGGAAATAATACCAACATCTTCACCTTGCCTTATAAATTTAGCGATTTAGCCATTAGGGTTGATACAGGGAGTGGCTATGTTGCCAAGACAGTCGGACAGGATTTTAAAGATGATTTTACGACCCATGACTGCTTGCAGAATTTTCAAGAGAAATCCATTAAATTTGAAAACAATTTAGCCGATGGAAACAAGATAGAATATACCGGCTTACCAAAAGTACCAATCAAGTGTGTGGTCAAAAATTCCGGAAGCGTGGCCCAATATGGCTTAAAAGAAAAGATAATTAACGACAGCTCGATCATTGATATGACGACTGCCAGGAAGCGCGCTAAGGCCGAGCTACTGGCTTATCAGTATGGCAGCAATGAAATATCCTTTGATACTTATACCAGCGGCCTAAGATCCGGGATGGTCATCAATCTATCCAGCACCCGGAGAGATGTCAGTGATAACTATGTTATTAATCGGATCAGTTTTAGAGCGATGGGGCCGGAAGATTTCTATTACAGCGTAAGCGCGATAACGACTAACAAGCTGCAGCTGGTTGAGCTTTTACAAAAACTAATGAACCAGGCCGGCGGAAGCATAGACGACAGTGGAGTGGCTGAGACTATATATACCGACTTACTCGATCTTGAAGTTGCTGAGCTTATCCGGAAAGTTGCTCCGTACCTTGACCAGGTTGACGTAGAAGCGGCCGAGACCATCCACAAAGATCCGCTGGGAGCAGGCGTGGAGCCAATCTGGGTACTTGGTCCGTACGCTCCAACTTCGGCCAGTGATCCAAAAAGAGTCGGACTTTTAGATAATTCTTTAAAGCTATATTAAAAATATGTCAGAAAAAATAATAAAAAAAGAATCAAAAACTGACGAGCAGGTGGCCGTAAATATCCGGACATTTTCTCTGGCTAAGGGAGTAAAAGAAAACGGCCCGGAGGTCGCTGCCATTCGCTCTTATATTAAATCAAAGGGTAAAGACCGCAGCAAAATAGATCCGCTTTTGAAATCAAAAAAGATTTTGTCTGTAGATGAAAAACACAACATCATTGTCGATGCCGGTCTGGCTGAATACGCCAAGGCACTGGCCGGCCAAAGAGCAACTGTCCCGGTAATTAATTACGGATTGCTTGGTACCGGAACGCCGAATGTTATTCCAGGAGCGACTCAGCTGGTAAGCGAGCAGTATCGCAAACTTTATAGCAGTCATTCCAATGATGGCAATATCGCTTATATTGACTTCTTCTTTGCTGCCGGTGAATTCACCGGAACAGCGACCGAATTTGGCAATGTGATAGACGGCACGGCATCAGCTAACACCGGCACATTGCATAGCTATATTGCGACTGGAGGGTGGGCAAAGACAGCTCCGCAGAGTCTTTTTGTCTCCTGCGAATATCATATAAATAACGCTTAAAAATATGGGTTTAACAAAATATAAAGGATTTTTACCAGATGAACCGTGGGCAGCTGAAAATGCAAATAGTATTGATCCAGCAAATCCAAGCGTGATAGGCAAACTTATCGGCGGCCTAAATATCAGCCCTCTTTCTAAATGGGCGCTTATTACTGCTCCGGTTGGAGAAACGCAAGAAATTTATGTTAATTCAACATCATCCTATTACGATCTTCAAGATGCTAATAAGAGAATATCGCAGTCATTTACTATGACAAAAGCGGTTTTAGTATCGGCTATTTTTTATATTACAAAATACGGCAGTCCGACCGGGGATATTTATTTAGATATCTATGCCGCCGATGGGAGCGATAATCCGACCGGGTCCGTACTGGCTACCTACACCATAAGCGGATCTTCTATAGTTAACGGAGAGAATTTTGTTAATTTTTCTAAACTAGAATTAACCAATGGCAATAAGTATTGTTTCGTATTCCGTTGCCCGACTGGTACAGGATCGCATTATTATAATTTTTATTATGGCGGTTCTTATGCTGGCGGACAAGCACGATATTCTAGTAATGGCGGATCAAGCTGGAGTAATTTAGGTGATCTTTATTTTAAGGTCAACATGGCGACCGCACCTGATTCATACCCAAGGTACTCGATAAATATAGATGGTGATTTATATTCTAATAATCACCTAAAATTGCCTTATTATTCAGATGCTCGTGCAATTTATCAGGAAAATGGATCATCAAGCTATGAGCCTGTTTATAGCAGTATAGCGATTGGGCAAACATTCACGGTAGTCGATCGGAATTATTTTTCAAAATTTGTCGTTAATATAGCCAAATATGGATCGCCGACCGGGAACGTGACTCTCGGAATTTATGAAATTTCTGGAGGATATCCGACCGGCTCGGCACTAGTAGAAAAATCGCTTGACGTTTCTACCTTATCAACCTCTCAGACTGCTGTAGAATTTACGTTCGCTTCACCGATAGAGCTTGAAATTGGTAAGCAATATGCCTTTAAAATTACTCTGCCGGGGAATAACAGCTCAAATTGTATTCGCGTTTACGTCTATACGTCTAGTTCTGTTTATAGCGGTGGGGCTGAGATTCTTTTTAACGGCTCTACTTGGTCCACTGGATCATCGGCTGAGTTGATTTTTTCTTTGTATGCATCCTATGTGGCGCCAAAATCGGTTATAGCTCAATATCTTCAGACTCAAATTAGATCTTTAACCAGTGGAAGCGAAACGGTCGAATACGTTGACAGTAGGTTTATTGTAAAAGCCGCTGATTCTATTTTGAAATTAATTAGTCCATCTTCTGGAGTAGATATCAGCGGCAATGATGATGATGGAGCTACCGGCTACTATTTAGACCTGGGTACTAATGCCACGGAGACGGCAAGAAGCGTAGATGATGATGATCTTGTGCGGGTTGGAGGTGACAAACAGATTCCGGGGGAAATTTTAAGCAATGCTATTAAGACCGAAATACTTCAAACCACTAGGGCATTTTCAGATAATAGCTCGCGACAAACTATTGCTCATGGTCTTGGGAGAATTCCTAAATTAGCTACGGTTCTGGCCAGACATGCAATCCCTAATTCTTCTGCTAGCGTAGAGGGCGGCCTTACCCTTACCTCAGACGGATATTCTGACGGCACTAACAACAAATGCGTTTATGTTGCCGTTAATTCAATTGGCTCTAACCCTTTCTTGCCAAAAATAGGAGATGGAAATTCCTCCGCCGCATCAATTTATATGCGGAAAATGCTGTCCGGAGATAGCTACGCCAACTCATATTTATCTCAGTCTGGAGTCATTACCTTTGACGAGTACAACATTTATATTGATTGGACTAAGGCGAGCGGAGGTCAAAGTCCAGCTTCAATTACGGGAACATTTTATCTGACGATACTTTTAATGTGATTTATGTTTTGGAAAATAATTTCCTTTATTTTTAAGACGATTTATTTTCTCCTAGCCTGTCTTGGAGCCTGGGTTGTTGGAATGGTTATTCATTTAAGCAAATAAAAATAGTTCATTCTAAAAGAAAGGTTAGTCATGAGTAAAACCTGGAAGCGGGCGGGGACAACAAACCGCCATCATCTTCGCCCTAAGTCCAGGGGCGGCGATGCGCTGGAGAGCAATCTTCTAGTCATGGACATAGAACGTCATAACGCCTGGCATTTCTTATTTAAGAACCTGACTCTGGATGAGATAATCGAGCTTCTGGAAAGAATCAGAGCAATGAAGAGAAGCCGGCGCTGGCGGAAGATCCTACAATAGGCCAGGGGAGAGCCTAAATCTCCCCCTTAATTTGATAATTTTTAATCAATATGAAAAAGACATTACGCAAGGGAATTAATACCGGAGTCCTGGTGGCTCCTCCTAAGCTGGGAGATTATATCGCCGGCGCCGTTTCGGCAGTGGTTTATGCTGAGCGCCTTAAAGACGGCCAATGGCACGAGAGGTATCGGCCGACCGAAGAAAAGCAGATCGGGGTCTATTTTGACACCATGAGCTGCGTGACGTTCGCGGCCTTAAACAGTGTTGAGGAGCAGGTGGCTTATTTGGTCCAAAAAGGCCTCTTAAAGGGCGACGGGCTACAATATCTTAAAGACCTCGGCTTCTTTGATGAGAACGGCAAATTTAACGCCTCAGACCGCTTTACGGCGATTATGAGTAACACCACGAAGCAAGGCAACTACCTGAATGCTGTCTGGGAAAGTATCCGGGTAGACGGCCTGCTTCCGGAAAAAGATCTACCATCTAAGTTGGATGACAGGACACCTTGGGAATGGGAAGATTGGATGGATAAGAGCGTTATTACTGACGAGCTAAAAGAAAAAGCTAAAAAGGTTAAGAACGTTCTCCAGTTCGCCTATGAGTGGGTTTCAACGGACCGAGAAAGCTTGAAATACCATGCCAAGCAGGCTCCGCTTCAGATTGCTGCCCCAGTATGTTCTCCTTGGAATACAACCGAGATTATTAAGGCTTGCAGCGCCGGGGCCGGGCATTCCACCCTGGTTGATGGCTACATCGATAAAAAAGAACTCAAGGACTTTGATCACTATAATCCGTTTGCCAAGCGCCTGGCCTGGGATTATAAGATTGCTGCGGCAATCAAAGGAGTCGTTGAGGTTAGCGCAACTAAGTTATTAAATAAAATATCTATGATCATGTATAAAGAGCAGGGTAAGCCGGCCTTGTATGCGGCCGCCGGGGATATCTTAATCCCATTTGCGACCAATTTTGACACATACAAGAAAGACTTCGAATCAGCGAAGATAATTGAATTGGCCCCGGCAGAATTTGCCAAATTCAAGGTTGCAAAAGCGGTCTCGATAAAAGCCAATTAGCTCGCTTATTACTGCCAAATAAAAAAACACCGACCATGACGGCCGGTGTTTTTAAAATTTCTTATTCCAGTTCGTATACATCTATAGTCCAATTCCCGGATCCACTTACGTCAAAATAATACAAGCCGCCACTGGTTTTATTATAGACATTATTTTCACCCTGGATGGTTGATTCAGCTATAGTGTTGACCAATAAATCTCCAAAGCCATTTGAAATTGGATCAGTGAATCTAACAATAAAATTGTCGCTGGAATCGTAAGGGGTAAAAGTATATTTAAATTTTATCCACGCACCATTTTTTACAGCAAAAGGCTCAGTGTTGATATTTTCTGTTCCAGAATAGCTGTGAGTCTTAACAAAATTTGTAGTTTTACTTTGTGTTTTTGTTTCACTGCTAGCCCCACCGGCAACCTCGATATCTCCTACAGGTATTTTTTCTAAATCAGAAGTTTTAATTCCTAGGCCAAATTTGCGCAACATCGCAAAAGCTGTCTCTCCGTCTTTCATGTAGTAGCGCTTTCCATCTTTAGGGTTAACATACCAGGCCTCTCCCTTGCTATCAGCCTGAAGTAAAATTTGACCCTTTAGGCGTGTAATAAGTTTTTGATCGTACTTGACGGCAGCAAAACCAACGGCTGGCACTAAAATTAAAATAGCGCCAATAGCGACAATTAATTTTTTTGTAAGCATATGCTTTTATTTTAAATTACCTAATATCCATTGTTGGCATTTCTCCGCCCAAGTTACTGGCAGATCAGTCTCAGCTAAAACAGACCCCTTGCCAATTATTTTGAGTTTTGCCTTGCCAAAATTTAAGGCATCAACTGTGACGGTTTCAATATCAGAAACCCTGACATTAAAGCGTTTTGCGTATGGATTAGAGAACTTTAAAAAGCCATTCTCAAGAGATAGCTTGCCCATCATTCCAAGTAGGCCAATATTGAATTTTGATTCAGACATATTTTTACTTAGTTTAATATACTCACTTTCTACCATACATCTGGCAAAAAATCAAGTAAGCACTTGACCGCCTGTTATTTTAGTGGTTAGATATAGCGTTTAGCAATTAAGCTAGAACAAAGCGAGAGCGACCGTGGGGCCGCTCTCTGGCCCGAGCCGAGAGCGCGAACTCCCGACCGGGTTAATTTAATTATAATATAGCGAGAGTTATTTTTCCATGCTTTCTGACTCTCGTCCGTGGGGCTATGTTAAAACCGCAAGAACCCGGCCGAATTATTGTGCCGGTAAGTATGAAAGAGGCGATCAATGAATTCTCCAATTGGCGCCAATTTAAAGTTAAGGGGAATACCGTAAAGGGCTATGATAGGGAGCTGCGCAATTTTTGCCTTTTCCTCCGGAATCCGGATGTCATCCGGATAACGATCAACGATATCATGGACTACTTAAACGGAATAATAGAGCTGGGCTGGGACCCGAATAGTCTCCTGCCTCGCTGCATGGCGCTTCGTAAATTCTTTGAATTTATGCGCCTGCGCGGCATCACTACTTTAAACGAGGAGCTGATTCCAATACCGAGGAAGCAGTATAAGATCCCTCGAGTGGCCGATGAGGAAAATTTTAAGAAGCTAATCGCTTCAATCCCGGCCGACAGTAAAGATCCACGCCACATCAGAAACCGCGCGATTGTATCAATGCTTTGGGATACCGGGGCGCGTAACGGCGAGCTGATGGCGCTTGATGTAAAAGACATCGATCTTGAAAATAAAAAAGCTCTAATCCGGACAGAGAAGAATCGGGGTAGCCGGCCGTTCCGGGAAATTTTTTGGACAGAAGAAACGAACCAGGCAGTAAAAATATGGTTAGCTAAACGAGAAGCGCTCGGCCGAAAAATGGTCTTTAAAGATTCGGCGGCGCTTTTTTTATGCGTTACTTCCAGCCTGGCCGGTCAGCGTTTAAGCATCAAAGGGGTAGGGGAATTGCTCCGCCGCTATTCTAACCGGGCAGGGATACCATACATGAACGCGCACAGCTTCCGGCATCATATGGGCCACGACATTATTCACCAGGGAGGATCTACGGCAGACGTCATGAACATTCTCGGCCACGCATCGGTGCAGAGCTCGTCAATTTATACCATGATGACCAACGTTGAGCTCGAGTCTAGATACCGCTCTTTTAAAGGGAATTGAGAGGCCTTGTGCTATTGTAAGCAGTTTGCTATACTGTAAGCATATGAGTTACCCAGCTAATAAAAAAAGAAACACGGAGCTAATCCGGATTAAAGAAAACAACCCTGAAATGTCTTGGGCTGAGATTGGCAATATATTTAAAATCAATAGGCAAACCGCATATAAGATTTGGTTGAGAGTGAAGAGGCCTAAAGATAAAAATAGCAGTTTGAAAAAAGAAAGTGTTGACTAATTTGTAAGCACTTGCTATAATTTAGACATAACCAGTAAGGGTATTCAATTAAGCCACGTGGCTGTGGAAAGAAGTATAAGAAATGCCACGGGACATAGGGCCAAAAACCTTAATATAATTGAATAAAATTAGATAATATCTAAACCCCTTACTGGAAACAGTAAGGGGTTTTTTGTATGTCTAAGCCTGTTGATAACTTTTGAACTTTAAAAATCTATTTCAATTTTTTCAGACGTTAGCCGGTAAGCACTTGCCGGTCTGCGCTTGAAAAGGTCGACGGCCCGGCGCCCCGGGATCTAATAAAAAAAATCTGCGCCGCATTGCTGCGGAACAGATTAATAAACTAAGCAATGTTTATTGTAACAAATTTTAAACCACTATGCAAACAAATCTAGTACTCCGCAAAGCGGAGAGAAAACAAGCCAAAATTCGCATGGGCATATTCGGCCCGAGCGGATCAGGCAAAACCTATAGCGCCTTATTGGCCGCTAAAGGAATCGCAGGCGACTGGAACAAGATCGCGATAATCGATACCGAAAACGGAAGCGCTGATCTATACAGCCACCTGGGAGAATTCAATGTCCTAACCATGGAAGCCGGAACCGAGGGCTACACCCCGGAGAGATACATCGAAGCGATAAAGGCAATTGAAGATGCTGGAATCGAAGTGATCATCATTGATTCAATCAGTCACGAATGGGAGGGAAAAGGCGGATGCCTAGAAATCAACGACAAGATAGCGGCCACGCAATTCAAAGGAAATACTTGGGCCGCCTGGAGCAAGACCGGTCCTCGCCATCAAAAATTTCTTGATGCGATAGTCACTTCAAAATGCCACGTCATCACTTGCGGCCGAAGCAAGACAGATACCATCCAGACTGAAGATCGCAAAGTTAAAAAAGTCGGAATGAAAGAAATCACGAGAGAGGGATTTGAGTACGAGGTAACCCTGAGCTTCAACCTTGATCGCGACGGTCACTACGCTACGGCCACTAAAGACAGAACCCGATTGTTTATCGATAAAGATCCGTTCGTCATCACTGAAGATACTGGAAAGAAAATAAAGGAATGGAGCGAAAGTGGTGTCCCGGATTTTGACGGAATCAAGCACGAGATCATGGTCACTCTGATAAAGATTTACGGAGCCGAGGTGAACAAGTGGACTAAAGACCAGTTGGTTGGAGCTGTTAAAAGCCAAACCCAGCTGGACCTAGTAGAGAAGAACTTTAAGGAAATCCTAGACCGCTTGAAAGTAATTCAGAAAGAAATAGCCGACCAAGGCCCTAAAAAGCCGCAGGACGAACCGGAAGCACCCGAGCCACAGAAAGAGACTAAGACGGAGCCAATCACTCAGCCAGCGGCCACAGCGCCAGCCAAGGAAGAGATTAAAGCGCCAGTTGAACCGGAAGAAACTATCAGCGCCAACAAGCTCACCTTGCTTCGCTCCCTGGCTAAGGACAAAGAGAGCCTTACCGAAGATCGCGGAATTTTGGACTACGTTTCATTCTTCCACGAGCAGAGCTTTGAAAAGCTAGAGGATTTGCCGGCGAGCCTGGGCAATAAAATCATCAAGGAGCTGATGGAAAAGAAATCAGACTATCCGGATGAGGATATGCCAGACGGACCGGTTGAAGCCGAAGTTGAGTAAAGGTTCGCGCGAACTCTTAACAACTAATTAAGCAAGCCCGGCGGTATTACGCCGCCGGGCAGCGGCCAAAACTATGCCCCAAGATATGTTCCCTAATTCCACCCAAACCCCGAACATCATCCTGGACGAATGGATGCCAAGACTGAGCGGCCCTGAATTTAAAATCCTAGTCCTGCTAGTCCGACAAACGCTTGGCTACGCAATGGACAAAGAAACCGGCCGCCGCAAAGAGAGAGACTGGATGAACATTAAGCAGATCATGAAAAAAACAGGAATAAAATCCGACCGAACAATTTCAAAATCAGTAGCCAAATTATCAGACACTTTAAAAATTATTGAAACGGTAACAGAGAGCGGATACCTGCTCGCCAATCCGACAAAAAGAGAGCAGCACAGCGGAAAAATTTATTATCGACTAGCCCTAAAAAGCCCAAGTGGAAAAGGTGTGGATAAGCTGTGATTAGCTTGCGGATAACTCCTACTTCGCCTCGTAAAAATTACGAGGCCCCCCTCGCAAAAATTACGAGGCTACAAAAAGAAATAATTACAAAAAGAAAATTAATAATAATAAGGCGGTGGAAAACTCAAAATTTAAACCAAAATTTTATATGGAAAATTTTACAAGAACAACCTGGCTCAGCATTCAAAAAGCAAAACGCCGGAGACAGAGAGCTGAGCAGATAAAGGCCATAGCTGAGCAAGCATTGATCTTCACGACCTTAGCCTTAGCTGTTTGTGGTTTAGTAGCCATCATCATGGCTTGCTTCGGATTTAAATTCAGCAAATCGGCCGAAGCGGCAACAGCAATTGTCGTCCAGGAGGAAAAGCAGCCGGAAGCCATAGAAGAAAAAAAAGCTGAAATCAAAAATGAAAAGCCGGAACTAACCGATGATGAAATTACCAAAACACTAAAAAAAGTCTGCAGCAATAACGGAATGGATGATGAGAAAAATAACGAAGTATGCTGGCAAACCCTATGGGCAATGTCTTATCAGGAATCAAAGCTCGGTTGGCTACCAACCGGAGACGGCGGCAAAAGCAAAGGCTGGTTCCACATCCAAACCAAACTGCACAACGTAACAGAAGCCTGCGCAATAGATCTTAACTGCTCGGCCGACTGGACCTTAAAAAGATTGATATCAAAAGGCTTTCCGATTTACTGGACATATTCCGTCCAAGCCCATAACGGCTTTGGAACCGAAGCCGCCAAGCGCGGCGAGTACGCCAAGATCATCGAAAGAGAAATCGCGGCGTTAAACAATTAAAAAATTAAAGTCCCCATGCATATGACTTTAGAAAAATTTAAACCCAAGGTCTGCTCCTGCTGCGGGCAGACGGAAGAATACCTAATGACAATCGATGCCGGTACTTGCGACATCGTCCGGGCCATCTCGGCCGCCATCAGGAAAAAAGGTGAGAACATAATTCATCCCAGGAGAGAAATGGAAATGGGCAAGAATCAGCTTAATTACCAGCAGATGATACGCGAGGGCTATCTGACAAGCACGATGGTTGGAAACCTCAGTAAGGCACGTTCCCAGGGCCTTATCGCGCAGATAGAGGGAAAGTCCGGATACTACTGCCTTACCAGGAAAGGCGCTGAATTCCTCCGGGGAGCGAGCATTCCAAAATACGCCGTCATGAGCAAGATTACCGGGCATCAGATTGGATACTGGCACGAGAACGAAGAAAGGGTGAAACTGCGCGACCTGATCAAGAGCGGTGATTACTGGGAGATAGATTTTAATATCATTGACCGCCGGATAATCATGAACATTCCTCAACCGGCTACACTTTTTAATTTTTAAATCTATGTCCTGGATTGATTATTATCGAATTCTTAAAAAAACTGGCGGAGATATAAAAAAGGCCGATCCGTCAGAAATGATTGCAGCTGCGAGGCATAATCCGAATACGCCGACAGAAGCCTTAAATGTCGCGCGGCGCAAGTACGATGAAGACCCTAACCAAAATTATTGATTACCTGGAAGAGAGAGAAATCTCGGCTTATGTTCTTGGGAGAAAGATAAATTTTTGGCGGCTGCTAAGAAAATTAATTGAATTATTTTTATAAACCTATGATTAAGTACTATCAAAACAAAGAAACCGGAACGCTAGTCGGTTTAACCAATGACGGCAGAGTCATTGAATTTGAAGAGGTTAAATCCGGCGTTATCGTAGATGCTCGAAAAGAGCTGGAAAGTGTCGGGGGGGGGTAGAGCATAAAAGGCCCTACAACCGAAAGGTGAAAGAGCTTCAAGACTTCGTCACCGGCAAAGCGAAGAAAGAGAAAAAAGTAAACTGGCGCACGCTTAACAAAATGAAAGAGCTTAAAAAAGCAGGTTACAATTCCGGGCAAATTGCCGAAGAACTCGGATTGCAGCTTGAAACGGTAAATAAACATTACCCTAAGATTTAAAAATCTATGGCACAAGTCCAGCTTCAATTGGTCTTCTCGGAGACCGACAAAAAAAGAAACAGGCTCCGCGAATTAAAAGCCTTGATCAAAGAGCAGCTCGAGGGCAAGCAAGAATTCCAGGAAATCAAAGAAACATCGGAATCATTGCGCGCCCGAAAGAAAGCCTTGAAATTGGCGATTAATGACGACAACAAGACCGAATGCGAAGAGATAGAAAGACTTGAGACAGATATCAAGAGCCAAAAGCAGCTTATCTCTGACGTAGCGATTAAGGACTACGTGGCAGGAAAAGAGATTAAGGTGACTGACAGTTACGGAAATATCCTTGAGCCAGTTTTCTCGGTTAAATTCGTAAAGACTGGCGATGTTGAAGAAACTAAAAAACCAAGAGTCCAGCTCCCAGAGCGGCTCGACCTGGAATAATTAAATAAATTATCTCCCAGGCGAAGCTGCTCGGTGCTCTCAACAGGGCTCCACCCCATGCCGGCCCTCGGATACCATAATGGCAATAGGATAAGAAATTATCCGGCCATCGAGTGGCTCCGCATGGGAGATAACTAAACGACCAATATGTTTAACAAAAAAGAAAAAGAAGAAAAGCCGGCCGCTAATGTAGCGGAAAAACCGGCAGAAGAAAAAAACAACTCCCCCGCCTTTACTATTCCGGTGGGAGAAAAGAAAGCAGAGAAGCCTTTTGGTGAAAAACTGGCTGAGGCTGTTGAAGCTGCTGACCTGGTACTGGCCGATGAGAAAACCATCCTTAAGGATCTCTTTCATGAGGTCTACAGAGGATATCGCCGCAACCACGTTGTCAATCTTTATTTGCAGCATAAATTCATTGCGAATAAAAAAGACATGAGCATAGCTCAGACATTAAGCCAGGTGCAGAACGAGATCAAGAGCCAAGAGGAGTATATGCTTTATCTTTTGAATAAAATTAAAGGCTAAAGATATGCTCCCAAATTTAAACCAACCAACAAGAAAATGGTGCCGCATCAATCCCTACATCTGCGACAAATGCGGTAAGCCTCGCTACTCGTTCATTTTTACCCGGGCCAAGGAAAGGATTTGCCGATCATGTGCCAGGAACCAAGTGCCGGAAAATCAACAGAGCTTATTTGCGGCTTTAGATCCGGCTGCTCCCAATGGGGATTATGGAGCGGAAGTAGTGGGAGAAAAAAAGAAAGACGGAACTGTTGAAATTAAAAGCGTTAAGTTTAAGAAACCGAAAAAAGAAAAAGCTCCCAAGATGACCCCGCTCGAGGCGGCTAAAGAGCTTATAAGAGATCAGGTTGAGCGCGGAGAGAGCTGCAGCGCAATCCAGGCAAGTTATGTTGGAAAATGCAATCATGAATTTATGGCTAGAATTTCTTCGACCGGAGGGAAAATAGAGGTGGAACAAATTAATGATGTCGACCTGCATCCTACGGTAAAATTTTCGCTTAAAAAAATTTATCACGAAGTCATTATGGAAAAGAAACAACATGAGAAATGCGGCTGCGACAGAAATAAAATTGTCAAAGGCTTAAATAAACAGGCGCTCGGTCGAGGCGACCTTGAAACAAAGGAAATTATAGATGTCGCTTTTCCGCCGCTTGGGAGGAAGAAAAAGAAATAATCATATGCCTAGAAATTTAGTTTTTTTTGACACTGAAACCACGAGCAAGGCTAATGGCCGATTGGTCCAGCTTGCTGTTGGCTTTGATGCGACAGGCGGACAGATTATGAAGATGTTTTTTAAACCGGCCGCTGAGATTGCTATCGATGCGATAGAGGTTCATCACATTACCGAGGAGAGAGTGAAAGACTGCTTGCCGGTAGATCCCGAAAAATTGAAGCCTTACTTTTCTGGGAGAACGGCTGTGGCTCATAATGCGCCTTTTGATATTGCTGTAATGGCGCGCGAGGGAGTAACCGTGGGAGAGTACATCGATACACTAAAAGTCGCTCAGCATCTCTTGCCTGAGCTTTCAGCCCATCGCCTGCAGTATCTGCGCTATGCCCTTAAATTGACCGTGGGAGAGAGTGCAACGGCTCATGATGCCGGGGGAGATGTTAAGGTTTTAATCGCCTTATTTAAGCACCTGAAGCGCACAGCGATGGCTTTATTTTCTTTAGACGAAGAGGGGGCGGTTGAGAAGATGGTTGAGCTTAGCAATAAAAAAGTATTGATGAAAAAATTGACGTTCGGAAAATATCGCGGGCAGGATATTGCTGATTTAGCTAAGACGGTTG